CGCACGGCGGCGGCCGGACACAACTCACAGCACAAAAAATTATGTCACTCAAAGTACAAATCCTTACCCAATTAAAGGAGCATGTTAAAGCCAAGGGCATTAACCTCTCCAACGTTCGTATCAATGCTTTTGCGGATAAACTGGACGCATACGTGGACAAAGAAGACGCAATCAAAGCAGAGATTGAAAAACTGGATGCATTAATCGACTTCAAAGAGCTTGCTTCTTTGGACGATGCTAAGCGGACTGCAGACAAGAAAGCAGCAGAGGAAGCGGATAAATCGGATAAGGCCGACAAAACCGACGACAAAGCTGACGACAAGTCTTCAAAGGCTGACGACAAATCAGACAAAGATGAAGCCCCGGCGTGGTTTAAGCAGCATGTTGAGCAGCAGAACAAGGTGATCGAAACCCTTACGGGCAAACTCGCCGCGTTCGAAGCCGGACAGGTTGGTAAAACGCGCAGACAGCAATTGGAGGCCAAATTGGAGAAGGCTTCGCCGTTAGTGAAGAAAGCATTGCTTTCCGCTTACGAGCGGGCAACCTTCAACACCGACGACGAGTTCTCTGAATATCTGGCCGAAATCGAGCAGACAGTCACCGAGGACGTACAGGCGCAATCAGACGCCGGATTGGGCGGAGACGCGCCATCAAAGGTGTTGGGTGGCGGTAAAATCGGCGAGAAAGAGGTATCGCCGTTAATGAAGTCATTTTTAAATGAACAGGCCGAAGCAGCAAAAGCTAAAACGGCCTAAAACCACGTAACAGCATGTTAGGGATAAAAACAGAAGGCGGCGGATTCGCACCACTGGTGTTCGAAAACGTCGTGGATACGTACCCCGGAGGCGTTATTGTGAATGTTACCGGATACAATCCACCCGCGGATGGTTTCATCCCCGAGGGAACGTTGATCGGTCGCAACACAACAACAGGAATCGGGGTAATCGTTACGAATCCGGCATCGCCCGGCACGAACGTAAAATTGCTAGGGCTATCCTACCGACCTGTAAAGGCCGAGGACAACGCACTGGTTGGAGTAGTAATTAGTGGAACGGCGCGCATCGACGCATTGCCTGCTACCGAAAAAGCGGCAGCTGCAGCAATCGCAACAGCACTGCCCCGTATCACGTTGGTTTAATCATTAAAATCAGAATAAGATGACTATTAATCAACTGATTCCGGAGTTCAGGTTGGCAGATGCGCAGGCATATCTTAATGCCTATCAATTTGAGGAACTGAAATACCAATCGTTATTCCCGGAACAATACACCTCAGATTTGACATTCCAGTCAATAGAGGCGAACACCGGCGCCAAAGTGGCTGCACCGGTAGTGGCATTCAATTCCCGTGCACCGCGCATGGGACGCCCGACTCCCGGAAAGATTTCCGGCGACATGCCTAAAATTGAAGTTGCCCGCGACAAGGTAGAGACTGATTTCAATCAGTACCGTAAACTGATCAGCGACTTGCGCGCAGTTGGACCTACCGGGCAAGCTGATGTTAAACGTCGCATCATCGAGTGGATCTACGGTGATCAGCCTTTTGTGGTGGATGGAGTACGTGCGCGCTTGGAATGGCTTGCTAAGCGAGCCGCATCAAATGGCGCTTACGACCTAACGCTGGTGAACAACGAGCAGGGCGTTCAGACCACGGTGAACGTCGATTTCGGCATACCTGGCAGCAACAAGGTTAACGCCAGTGTATCGTGGAACGACCACGTTAATGCGGATCCGGTTGCTGACTTCAAGGCGATCAAACAGAACGCAAAGAATAAAGGCAAGGTTATCCGATTCGCAACGATGGACGAAGCCACATTCGACAATATGGTGGCTTGTGCCAAATTCCAGAAGTACTGCGCTGGTTATATCGCCAACGCCTTGCAACTGGTTGGCGAGCCGTCATTGGAACAGGCTAACGCTGCCCTTCGTGGTAAGGGTCTTCCGCAAATCCGCATATGGGAATCTGATGTGACCATCGAAAAGAAAGACGGATCACAGGATATTGATTCGGGGTGGGAACCTGGGCGAGTTTGTTTTACTGCCACAGAGCAAATCGGTTCGGTACAATACACTTTGTCAGCCGACGAGTTTGTGGAGCAAACGCAAGGTCAAAAAACCAAATCTGGAATCGTACTGGTCAAGACGTGGCCGGAGGAAGATCCGATTACGGTCATTACCAAGGGGGTTGCCTATGCAACACCGGTATTGGGATCGTACAGCGGCACATTCCTTCTGTCGACTGTTCCAGCAACCACCTAACCCATTGACAAATGGCAACCAACATAGAGGTATTGCAAAGTAAAATAGGCCAAAGTGTTCCGCAGGCGACCCTTGACACGGCGCTTGCTGAACGCGGGCTGAATCCTGCGGAAGATTATGCCCCTGCGGATCAAGATCAGCGGAAGGCAATGGATTTGTCACAGGCTGACGTATTGCTTTACATCGCAACGTTGCCGCAATCGGTTAAGGAGTTAGATTACCAATTGACACAGCACGATATCGACGGATTATTGCGCCTGAGGACTGGCCTGTTGGCCAAGTGGGACGAACCGGATACGTTCGGAGTCGCCGCACAGATAACCGATATCAGTGATCTGCATTAGCCACAGTGGCACAAAGTTCTTTAACATGAGTTTCGAGCAATATCCTGATACGCTGACTTACGGGACCACATCGGTAAAGTGCCGATTCGTTCCCGCACGGGGCGGTGATAGGGTGGTAAAGTTGCAGGACGGCAGTGAGGTTGTTGTTAAGTTTGATATTGCGTTTCCGGTAGGGACTGCGAATATACCATTACAAACGGTTATCAGCGGCACCGACAAGAGCGGGGCCTATATCGTTTACAATCAACCATTACTATCGTTCCATATCGGTCAACTTCATTGCAAGGGGGCGGTATGATCGGGATGACGCCAATGTTTGACGCCGAGCAGCTTGAAAGGGAGGCACTTCAAGCAATTGAGGATGCGACCTTACCGCTCATGATAAAGGTGGGTGTTCGTGCAGTTGACATAGCCCGGAAGAAAATGGGTGGTAAGCCTTATCAGGATGATACCGGTAACCTTCGCAGCTCAACCGGATTCATAGTTTTCCGTGACGGCAAGCCTATTCATGAGGACTTCAAGCCGTCTGCAGCGGGATCGGATAAAGCAACCGGACTAGCAGTAGGCAGGCAGCAGGCGCGAGAAGAAATGGCCGGATCGACCGGATGGGGTATTGTGCTGGTCGCGGGTATGAATTACGCGGGATGGGTAGAGAACAAAGGGTATGATGTGATTACCGGAGGGAAGAATGACGCACTGGTATGGCTTACTCAGGCATTCAACGAACTGGGAGTAATCGGATGAAGACAATCAAAACGGCAGTAGACGCAATCGAGGACATCAACGCTGTGTTGGTGGCTAAAGGTGTGGCTGTAACTGTTGGGTTGACAGGCCAGATCAGGAATACCAATCGCGTGTTGGATAGCGACAAAGAGGATATCGTCACCAACTGCCTTTTCTTCGATGCCGAGCAGTTCCAGGGCGGGGACTTCAACATTAACACCCACGTTCCGAACCTAACTGGCCAACCTTCGGGCAACCCGACGGCTGTGGACAACACCCAGCCGGATATTGATCGGATGCAGGTTATCGGTAAGGCAATAATTGAAGCAGTGGACTACCACTACGGCACGGACTTTTTCCTCCATGTCAGTAGGCCCGGAGAGCTTACGCCGGATGGCAACAATTGGTTTTACAACGTAAGAGTGGAATACAGGACGGTCCGATTGGACAAATGACAAGAATTAATTTTAAATAGCCCGAAAGGGCATAAATCAAAAGTAAAATGGCAACACCAGTAACGGGTATTCAATCCCTTGAATTTGCTAACATCTCGAACGATGGCAGCATGCCAACCACTGGATTCACCAGCATCATAGACATCGCCATGGAGACGTTGACGTTCAACGTGCCAGAACAGGTGACAAATGATATCCGGGTGGAGGATAAGCCGGGTGTACGGTATGTGCTTCCGGGCGAAACCGATCCGGTGACATTGGCTGCACAATCCATTGACGTTGATGGCGCTATTGCCGCAGCATTGACGGGCGGCACATGGAACGCCGGAACTCAAACGTTCGACGCGCCAGCCGACAATATCATTGTATACAAGGCGTGGCGGATTAAATCGATTCCCTTCATGGGCAAGCAATTCCAATTGTTCATACGTCAGGCAGCCGTTTCGATAAGCATTCCTAACGTATTGACAAAGAATGGAATGTTGTCAATCGGATTTAATGCTAGGTCGATCACTCCGGTTGATGGCAGCGGTAACGCTGTGTCACCTTGGGGCTGGCAGATCGTAGACGTGCCTCCTACCACTTAATCGGTAGCCCCTTACCGGGTTGGCACACAGACAAC